AGATTTTTTCAAATATTCTACTCCCCAATCTTGCCACTCGGTGTTTTGTTCGGGGCTCATAGTCCATTGAGTATACCAATCATCTTTACGATCTTTAATATCATCGTACGTTACTTCATGTCCGGCAATTATAAACATTTGGTTAATCAAGTCAATTACTGCTTGACGACGTTTTTGTTCTATGCTTAGTCTCATTTTAGTTTTAATCTAAATTAGAAATTGATTCGGGATATTGAACAATATGAATTAGTGTGTCTATACTTTTTGATTTTAGAGCATCGGTTGGTTTTCTTTCACCACTAAAAAAATCAATGTATTGGGTTGTTGGTATTGCGTACCATAATTCTTGATATGGATTATACCAAAATACGTAGTTATATAAGTTGTCCATCATTTTTATCGTATATACGGATTAAGGGTGTGGGTGTGTCTGTGCAAGCTTGCTTAATTAGTTTTTAAATAATTTACTAAACTGTCTATATCTTTTTTTATTGCTTCTGCACCGTTTTTCCAATTGGCGGGACATACTTCTCCCACTTCTTGTACGTGTGTATAAGCGTCTATTAAACGTAGGTATTCATTTACATTGCGTCCCAATGGCATGTGGTTTATACTTTCATGAAACACTATACCATCCTCGTCGACTAAATATGTTGCTCTATAGGTTACATTATCACCCTCTTTTTGATACCAAAACATTTCATTGTAGTCTAAAATATCTAATGTTTTGGCTAGTATTCGAGTTGTATCTGCTAGAATTGGATATGTAACACCTTCAATACCACCTTTGTCTTTTGGAGTACGAAGCCATGCTTGGTGTGCTTCTACACTATCACAACTTGCTCCAAATACCATTGTATTACGGGCTTCAAATTCGGGTAGTGCTGCTTGAAAAGCATGTAGTTCGGTTGGGCAAACAAATGTAAAATCTTTTGGGTACCAAAATAACAATATCTTTTTACCCTGTTTCTTAGCTTCCTCAATAATGTCAATATGTTCATCAACATAATTTGCTGCTTTAAGGAATGCTAACGGAAATTCTTTACCTACTAACATAATTTTTTATTTGTTGTAATATACTAATAATTTTTTAATTAACCAAACTTAGGAATGAATATATATTATTTTTTATTTCTTCTGTTGAGTAATTTATTTCTTTTACTTTTTCGTTTTTGATCCAATTTTCTACTTTCCAATCTTTTGTTTCATTTACATCTAACCTAATCCACAAAAATGGTCCTGTTACGTGAGTAAATTCGGTTGCTAATTGATTATCTTTATACAGTTTAACTTGAGTATCAAATTGATAAGCACTATTTGTTATAATTAAATAAATAACATTTTCGTCTTTATCATCACGAACAAAATCAAGCCACCAATCTCTATGTTTTAATCCAGGAATTAAATTACTTCCATTTGATGAGATACCATACCAAGGATTTGTAAATATTTTTCTAGCAGGATCATTTAAAATAATATCTTTGTCTCCGAAACCGGTTTCAAAGAATACTTTACTAAAAAATGATTCTAAACTATATCCTGTCCCACAATATTTAAGATATTCTTTAGTTGTTTTGAATTGTTCTAATTTAGAATAAAAATAATCTATATTACCAGCAAACATACTTGAGGCAGGTAAAAACACAGTTCCAGAGTACTCAGTCATAAACCAAGTATTTTTATTTAGGAAATCTGTTTCAATTAAATTGTTTTCTAGAAAATTATGTTCCTCAATATTTAGAAAACTATCTGAATCAGCATATATAAAATGGGTATATTCCTTAGATTTTAAGAAATATAAAGCATTTTGAATATTCTTTAATACAGCAAATGAATGTTTACCTATTGTATTTCCCCAATTTGATTGATATAAGAATTCAGGACAACTATAGTAGTAAGTTACATCCGAGTACTTATCAAATTTAAGAATATCATTCTCATCTGTGTAGATAGAGTATTTAGCTGCTTTTTGAATATCTGGGTTGAGTGGGGTGTGAGAAACTAAGCAAATATCATATCCTTGTTGTTTCCAACTTTCGATTGTTAATCCGAGTAAGCTATTGTCTAAATAGGTTGTTGGGTAACTTCCTATTATAACACAAATATTATTTTTATCTATCATCTATATTTTTAATTTGTAACCATTCGTTTTTAGATTCAGTACAAGCTATTTCGAATGCATCGTAATGATCTATTTTAGGGTTTGTTAATTTTAAAGTACTAACTCTATCAAGTACCTTATGATAGTAACCACGTTCGAAAGCATGTACTAGTCTTTCTTCGATTCTTTCCTCATTTGTCATAGCGCCGTAATAAAATAAGTTTCACATCCGCTTTGGCACCAACCGTAACCACCCGGAAATTTATTAGTTAAAAATTCGTAAGCATCAATATTATCTCTAGTATCTAATCTAAGTTTTACACTAGTATGAATATTGGTTTCTCTTAATTTATCAATAATAGAATCTAAAACAGCAAATGTTTTAGGATTAATTCTGATTATTATTTCATCAAATTTAATGTTTTGATTTATATCAAAGTATAAATCTTGGTCAAAGAATAATTCTTTAAGTAATTGTTTTTCGTATACTTTAATATCTTCTTTAACGTATAATATTTTTTTCCTTTGTTTACCTATATTAAAATCAGCTAAAGCAAAATCCCTAGCTGTATCTTGAATTGGATGATAATATAAGAAAGCAGTTGTTTGGTCAGGATTATCTAAATAAGGAAATTTTGATTCAATAAATAAACGTTCTTTTTCTATTGAAATAAAATCTTCTTGTGTTCGGCCGGGTGCTCGAGATATAGTAGTATCTGAATAGAAGTATTTGTATTGTACTCTAGGTAGATATAACCATTTACCTATTGTTTCAATGTGTCTAACTATATTAGTATCTTGTTGATACCATTTTAATGTACCATTATCAAATTCCGGAAATATATTTCGGAATGCCTTACCCATTGGCACGTAAGGGAATTTATTATGTTCTCCGGAATCATAAAGTCCACCTCCTTGGATTTCAATCCACTCACCGTCAGCATCAACAGTATGACTTAAACAACTAATACCAGCTACCTCAGGATGTTTTAAAAATAAGTGATTATATATTTCTAAAGTTCTAGGATATAGATAATCATCACTATCTAATTGTAAAACAAATTCTCCAGAACATCCTTTTTGAGGGTTCCAATACATTTCTTTTTTACGTGTTTGGGGGAAATATTTTACTCTAGAGTCTTGAGAGCAAATATCTAAAAGTAAAGCTTCAGCACTATGTTCTTCTGAAAAGTCATCTGTAACTATCCATTCCCAATCATTATGGGTTTGATCTAGGACTTGCTTATAGATTTCTTCCACAGCAAAATCCCTTTTGTAGAACGTAGTACTAATGCTAAACTTCATTTAAACAACAGTTGTGTTGATAAATATTTAAACTTTATCTAACAAATGTCTTTCATGTGGTCTCAATTTACCAAAAGAACGATAATCTCCTTCTGGAGGTAGCATTGTTTTTGGTTCAAGCTTATCTGCTGATACTTTAGTATTGGTACCTAAATAATAGACGGGTCCGAAATAATCTTCATAAAAAGCATTTTTAGGATCATCAACATTCAAGATGCGACGTTTACCTCCCCAAGAACGAAAATCATTACACGTTACCCTAAAGTAACGATTCAGTGATTCCATGTAAATTTCTAAACAACGCGCTTCATTAAAATCATAACGAAGTTTTCCAGTAAATCCTTTTTTTTCAGCCATTGACGTAAATTGTTCCTGTATTATGTGAGGGAATGTAATAAGAAAATTCATTGGAATCAAGCCATTTGCAAACTACTTTTTGCATGTCGCTTGAATTTCCTGTGATTACTTGAATTGATTGTGAGATAATATTGTTTTCCCATAGGAAAAAATTCTCTAAAGTGTGTTCTACATCCTGGTGTTTAACACCATGTAAATCAAGTACAAATTTTGGTTTCATTTAGAAAGGCAATTCATCATCATGTATTGATACATCCCAAGCATCACTACCATTATGTTGATAAAATTCATTAAGTGAAGCTGCTTCTTTATTGGTAATAAAACCTTCAAGATGATAGATCATCTGAATGATTTCTTCTTTATTTTCAATTACATTAACTGAAGTACCATTATTGAGTATAATATGTGTGTAACTAGGTTCAAATGTAATGTCTGAGACTGATTTAAGAGAAATAATGTGTTTAAAATTATTTCCGTATCCTGTTAGTTCTAGGAATTTCATAGTTGGTCAAATTTGATTTGGTTAATTAAATATTCAAGTTCCATTGTGGCTCCATTAAAATCTCCTTCTTCAAGTGACATTAGGATACCCATTAATTCTTTATACAAACGTTCTTTAGTTTCAGAATCCATAAGCTTGTTTTTCTAAAGCATCAATATCAATATCAAACTCATCATTGTACTCGTTCCAAGTATCTTCGATTTCTTTTTCTTCTTCAAGTTCATCTTTCCAAGCAATATTTGGAAGCAAACCTGCGTTTTCAATTAAACTCCAAATACGCTCTTTCCAAAGATCCAATTTAACACCTTCTACTTCGGCATCAAAACCTTTAGACAAAGTCAATTTAGCAATATAACCTAGGAAGTGTTGAGTCAACTCATCTAATTCACCATCAAGTTCGAAATTCGAACCATACTCTTTAGAACCATTAGTGTTGGCTTCGAACATTTTCTTAATTTCAAGCCACTTGTTTGTCAAAAATTTATTATCTTTCATAACTCTTATTTTATCTTATGGGGTAAATATACGAACAATCTTTCAGAAAACCAAATTTTTTAGATGACGTTTTTGCCATCTTTAGTAACAATAAAACTAATACTTTCAGACCAAGTACGATCATCATCAACTTCATAATCACTAAAACTTACTGCTTCAAACTTATAACCATCAATATTGATTGGAAAACTATTAAATAACTTATCAGCACTTAAACCAAAATAATCACGGCGAGCTCTAAAATAAAATCCCTCACCTTCAGGACCCATGTACCCACGAATTACAGGAACATTAATATATTCAATTGTTTTGTTGATACTATCCCAACTACTTTCCATCTCAATGTCAGCACCTTTAGTATTCAAAATACTTGCTAACGCAATAAATAACTCTTGTTTTTCTATTTCAAATCTTTTCATAACCTTTATTTCTATGTCGTGAATATACGAACAATTCCTCAGGATTCCAAATCTTTTTTAAGATTTTTTCGAGAATAAACTTTTTTACTAGGTTTAGTACGAGTAATCATTTTACGTCGCACGATTTGAGCTACGTGACGAACATCTAAACCATTTATTTTATGCTCTTCTTTCATCATGTGGTAAATATACAAAAAAGGGGGTTGATTTCCAACCCCCTTCGTCATTTAGAATGATTCTAAATTATGCGTTTTGTTTCAACCAATTAGCTACTTCGTTTGGATATATTGATTCAAATTCAGGAACATCATCGTATGAACCAATTTCATCTTGGTCTCTAGTATTGTCCCATACTACATACATGTCTTGACCATCTTCATATTCTCTGTCATCATAGCGAACAACAACATATTTACCGACTACTAATTCAGATTTTTCACGATTCATTGCTGTGTTGAAATCAGGTAATGCTGCTATTTTAGATGCTAAATCTGAATTTTCGTTTAAGTTAGATTCTTCTAAACCTAGTTTACCCATTTTTTCTTCCCACCATGCTTTGATTCGGGGCATAAAATATTTTTTTCCTGAGGTAAGCATCCACCATTGACCTGAACCTGTAAAATTGTGATTTTTAATAGGTTTACCTGATGGGTCCATTAATGTGGTTTTAACTCCACTTATCATAGGATTTTCTTCACTAGTAGAATCACTGTATCCTTTTACTCCTGGATCTCTAAAATAGTATGTAGAAAGGACTTTTACTTTATATCCATTACCTAGATCAATCATATCAATAGTATCAAAGGTATGATTAATAACCTCCCCACCTGCTATTTCTACATCACGTTGATTTATTCTCTCGCTTGAATATTCTTCTTCTTCATTTAAACGAGATTGAAAAGTGATTTTGTTTTCTACTAACCACTTACTAGCGTCAAAGTTATCTGCTTTTTTCATTTTTATTGATTTTTATTAATTTTTATTTAATAATACCTGCTTTATATTGCATCTGACGCACAAATGCTTCATCAATATCCATTTTATCAGCAATATAGTTTTTATAATCTTCAACCATATCTTCAGATGTAAAATCTTCGTATTGAGTTAAACGTGAACCACCTGCTTTAACATCACGCATTACGGATTCTTGATATGTACTAAACATATCTTTTTCTTCAGGTTTAAGTTTTGATTCTACTTTATCAAGTAACATCATTACATGACCTTTAACGTCTTTAGCTTCATCAATAGATTCATCCATTTTTTCACTGCCTTGGAATAAAATACCTTCTAAAGCATCCGACATTTGTCTCTTACCATAGTTTTTGATATTATCCCATGAACCAGCATCTGCACTATAGAAATAAGCATAATCAGCACCATATGAATCTACCAAATCTGCTACTTCTAAAGTTGCTTGTTCTGGATCTAATTTGTTTAAATCTAATTTATCTGGAGTGTCTTGGTTTTTAGCTTCGATTTCACCTGTTTCGGGATCAACATAGCTAATATAACCTTTGTTAGCAATTTCTTTTGCTTTTTCAGGTGTATTATAGAATGTATTTAAAGCTTTACCTAAATTTTCAGGGTAGCCATCGTAATGGTTATAGGTTGAAGTTAAAACTCCATTTTCCATGTATCCAATTAAAGCACGTGTTGCCATTTTTTATAGTTTAATTATATGTGATAAATATATTAAATTTTGTACTTATTGCCAAATTTGGTGATAAAACTCTCTCCAATTCCTACCTCAAGCCACACTGCTGTTTCGGGGATACCTGGTAGTTTAACTTTAACATCGATTATCTCATCGATATTACGATTGTTGAACACTTTCATTTTGGTTTGAGCGTTTGAACGATTTGATGTTTTGAAGACAACTACTACTGGTTGATCCCCATATGCTTTACTTCTTGCCATTATCTATATTTTTTATTTATATAATCACCTTCATCATATGATTTAATGATGTGACACATTTTACAAAGTAATTGATAGTTACTTGGTTGTTCACCTTCTGGTGTGCCTTTAATAGATGGGTTGATATGGTCAACATCCATTGCTGTAATAATAGCTTTTAGATTAGTATCTTTATAATGATTAACCATATCTAAACCACAATGTTCACAAATTAAATCATTATTGATTACTTTTTCTACCTTATACATTAACCAAGGACGTACTGGAGCATTTGAAGCATATTTTTTATACTGAACGTGAGTTTCACAATATGCTTTAGAAACACCATTCATGTATTTTAGTGGTTCTTTTACACACCAGCTTACTTTACACATTTTTCTACCTCCTTAATATGCTTACATTTACGATCTTTAGACCGCCATACACCTGGACAATTACATTTAAAAGTAAGACCAACTTGTCGTACAATATAGAAACTACCTGGATCACTACTTGATTCAAATTTCCAAGTTTGTGGTTCTTGAGGTACTTCTGCTTTTTTAGGTTCAGGTTTAATCCAATTAATATCGCTTAATTGAGTATCAGGATGAACTTTTTGCCAACCAGGTACAATGTATTTTTGTTTGCTGATTGGAGATACAAATATAGCTGGAGCATACATGTGTTCAAAATCGTATTTAAAACGTCTTGCACCAACTGCTTTACCGAAACCAGGACCGTGTGAGAATGGTTTATTGTCAGGCCAAGAAATAATCCTGTGTCTCCAATTACCGTACTTGTTTAAATTGCTAAACTTCCAAAGTGCCATAACCTTTATTTCTATGTCGTGAATATACGAAAGAAATTTCAGGAAGCCAAATTTTTAATAAAAGAAGATTGTTCCGTTTTCACTGTCTACAAAACTACCATCTTCAAACTTATGTTTAAATCCAAGTGAATTAAATCTTTCGATCACATCATTTAAACGACCATTTGGACTATGATATTCCATAAGAATTTTAGACGTTATCTCAAATAATGAGTTAGGAGTACTATCAATAACATCCCATTCTGCTCCTTCAATATCTAGTTTTAATAAATCTATTTTATCCCATCCTAAATTACTTATAATTCGTTCTAGTGTTGTACATGGGATTATTTTAGAATTTGGATTTTCTGAATAAGCAAATTCACTATGGTGAAGATCTAATGTTGAGATAAGTGGATTATCTTCTTTCCAATATAGGGTAATATCACCTTCTTCTCCAGATAATGCTTTAGGGATGATTGTTACGTTAGGATTACTATAAAAATTTCCTGTTAGTGCTTTAACACTTCTATCATCACATTCGATTGAACATACTTGTTTTGCTCCACGATTTAAAATATACTGTGTAAATAAACCTACACTAGCTCCAGCATCAATTGTTTTTTCACAATTATTTAAATCAAAATCTTTGTATTTATCATATACAAAAAATTCTCTGTAATTAACAAATGACGGATGATAAAAATCATTTATATTTTGTTTATATTTGTATAAATTAGTATACCTAAAACGCAATATAATTCTATCTAATACTACACCTTCATCAATCAACTCAAATATAAAACCACCAAAATCTTCTCTACCAAAGTCAAACCCGTGTTTAGGAGTAGGTTGAAAAAAAACATACAAATCAGGTTGTACATTCCATAATTTCATCTTATATATTGTAGCTTCTAAATCAATGTCTTTAGCTATAATATAACCATCTTTTAAAGGATACTGGACACGAAAGTCAATTCGTTGTTCGTCAAAGTTGTAATTTACTAATTCAAATGTTTTCATGGGGTTACTACTCCTCTTTTACTTACTACTATACTAGATATTTTATTAGCGTATTCAATTGAAACTTTTTCTTCTAATGTTTCTAAAAATTTAACAGCAAAAGCTGCTACAAATGTATCCCCCGCCCCTGAAACATCTATTGTTTGTTGGGGATTTTTTTGAGGGATTAATTCACCATTATAATAAGCTCCTTGAGAACCTAAAGTAACAATAATATTTTTAGGGTCCAAATGTTGATTATTTTTAGATTCACTTTCATTTAATTTAATAAATGAAAATTTATTAGCTATATCGGGGGTTAGTTTACGTTTAGTATCTAAAATAGATAATTTAGATAAATGACCAATATTCCATAAACTGGTAGTATCTAAAAATCCTTTATTATAATCACTTACAATTACTAAATCTGAATCTTTAATGATGGTTTCAAAATCTTTAGTCCATTTAATAGGGGTTATGTTTTCTTCACCTTCATCAAGTCTAAGAAACATATGGTTAGATTTTTCCTCCACATAACGAGTTTTAGTAATAACCTCAGTTTGCCCTAAAAGCATAGTAATGCAAGTAGGTTCTAACGCTTTTAAATTAGCAACCACATTACCGGCCATACCCGAGTTTTTAGTGGTTTTACATGGGGTTAAAATGGGTACTGGTGCCTCAGGAGATAATCTATTTATTTTACAATAAACAAATTTATCAACACAGGTTTCCCCTATCACTAGAACTTTCATCTATTTCAGATTCTTTTAATAACTGTATATCTAAACTTAAAGCAATACAAAGACGCTCTAATGCCTCCCAATCATAAAATGCTATTTTAGCTAAAATGTCGTCAGGGATAGAGTTAAAAAAGTCGATTGCGTTTCCATCAATCTTCATCCTCGTACAACTCTTTTAACCAAGTGGGTTGTGTATTTTTCTTTTTGGGTTTAATCTTACGATCGCTTAACCAAATTTTTAAGCAGTCTAATTTTGCGCGATTACTAGTTTTACTCATAACTTAATTTAATTTAAATTTATTTTAGGTTGTTAAGAACTTTATTATTAGCTTCCATTCTTTTAATAAACTTCAGTTGGGCTTTACGGCTTTTTGGCTTCGCACCCAATATTCTTTTTTTTACTGAGCTTGCCATAATTAATTTTTACCTTGTCCTACTGACAATTTTTTATAGTTTTTACTTTGTTTTAATTTACTAATTTTTGTTTTTGCATGAACTCCAGGACGTGAAACTTTGGGTTTTTCTTTTTTTGTTGCAATTGTTTGCGACTTTGCTTTTGCCATTGACTGATTAGGGGTTAAAATATACCCTAATACATATCAAAACAGATCTTTAAGTTTTTCTCTTTGCACAGTTGCTTTAACTACTTCAACATAATTACCTGCTTCAGCATAGTTTTGACCCAAATACAAATAATATTCTTCTTCAGTATCAATTCCACCTAAATAACGGCACTGATAAAAAGCATAATCATAAACTGATTGATACCAATCATCATAATAGGCATGGTTATTTTGAGTACCCTTAGCAGTATTAATTCGAACATTTGCTTGTTTCATTCCAAACAAGTTATTGTTTTCTTTAAATACTTTACTTTTAAAATTACCTGTCTCAATAATTGATTGAGCCATTACAATATGAGGAAATTTAACATTTAAACGTTTTAGTTCGTTAGCAAATTTCTCTTTTGTAAATTTGGTTTTTTCTTTTTCAAGACTCAACACAAGTAATTCACGTTCATACTTATCTAATGCTTGGATACGAATTAAGCGTCCCAAGCTAAATGAGATAACTAATAGTACAATAACGGTACTTAGAGCGATTTTCATTTTTTTCCAATCACGTTTCCAGATCAGGTGTTCTTTGTCGTACTTATAAAACATAACTTTTATTTTTGGGTAATATACAAAAAAAGATTTGGGGAACCAAATTATTTTTTGGATTTTGATATTTCATTTACAATAGTTGAAATATCTTGATTTTTTAATTCGTTTATAATATTAACTATTTTTTGGCATTCTTCATAACGTTCCTCACGAACATAATACGGTAAATTTTCCTCTAGTGTTTCGGCAAAATATTTACGTTCAACAGTAATATCATAAATTTCTTCTTCTTCTAAACAAGTTATAGATAATACATGGACGTGTTTCTTTTTACCATTAATATTATTTAAAATTCCACTTACAATAGCTTCTGAAAGACGAAAGTCTTTATTGTCTACCATTTCCTGGAATTCATCTGTGTTTTGTACTGTGATTTCAACTGCCATAATTAAAATAATTTAAAGAAGTCTGTGTTAATGTTTTTTTCTTTTAGTCTACTAAGTTTTTCTTGTTCTTCAAGAGTTTTAGTAGCTAATTTTTCAAGATGTTTTTGTTTTTGAACATCAAAGTCATTTACAATAGCATCGTGTTTTTTGTTTTTGTTTTTCTTTAGTAATGGTACTCGCTTCTTTTTCATATTCTAGAGATAAATTCACTACCATCATCAACTGGTTTAGGTTCATATAATCCTAATTCTTTAAGTCGTTGTTGAGTATAATCATCTACTTCCCAATCAACTTTAGATTCATTTTTAATTAAATGCTCTTCTAAACCTTCAAGTTGTTTGTCGCTAAATATGTCTCCAATCTGGAGGAAATAGCAATTATAACAAAGCATTTCTAGGTTTTCAAGACGATAATGTTGTTTGTTTCCGTCTTTAAAATGCATTAAAAGTGGCATTTTATAGTCTAATAAGCGATGCTCGTGGAATCCACACGAATAACATTCCTCCTTCATATAACCCTCTTGTAATAATCTATATTTGATTTTATTAGGGTTAAATGAAGATGGATCTATTCTACCTTCAATTAAATCAAGTAAAGCAAAATCTTTTCTTGGATTACCATTACTTAAAAACTTAGGAATACCTTTACCTGATTGATTTTTATGTTGTTCAAATAGATTAGGATAACCAGGGGATGTTGCTTCATACCTCCTAGCCCACATTTTGTAATGTATATAAGAACAATTCAAATAACGCGCAGCGGCCTTATTTGATTTAGTTTTAGCCATAGCAGCTAAAATTAGTTCTTTACCAAGTGGTTTTGCTTTAGGCATTATTCATCAAAATTAGGTTGTACTGGGTCATTTGATTCTCCATCAAAATCTTGTACTTCTGCTTTAGGAGAACTAGCTACTATGCGTTTTAATTTTCCTTCTTGTTCCATGTAGTGTTCATAATCCTCAGGTTCCATAAACACAATGTCTACCCAAGTATCATCTTTTTCAACGTCTCCATTTAAGACTGTAACTCCACGTTTCATGCCTGTGTTGGAACAATCTACGCAAGTAGTTGTATTAGGGAGAATTTCTACACGTTTCGGGTGGATTTGTTCACCACATCCTTTGCAATACTTTGCCATAACCATAATTATATAACTTTTATTTAAATTCGATTTTTTTTAGTAAGTCCCAAAGTTGTTCTGGGTTTTCAATTAAGTGTTCTTCTGTTATTTCTTTTTCATGGAATGTAACTTCTATAGGGAGTAATTCTCCTTCATCATTAAGACGTTCAAATAACCACCATAAAATTATATTACCCTTCCATTCACCATAATGTAAAAATATTAAATTTTCAATAATAAGATAAAAAGATTCTTCATATGATGAAATACCTAAATTCATCTCTTCCTCCATAAAATTAGAACGTTTCCAACAATCATCAACTAATTGGATAATATCTAGGAATACTTCCTTTTCAGTTGGTTCGTCGTTACGTTTTTTAATATTAATATTTTTACCAAATGGTTTCATATAAGTGTTTTAACAGCGTATAATTTTAAGAAAGTTTTAAGATCTAATTGTTTACGATCAGCAAAATATTTAGCTGCCTCTAAACGAGAAAATCCTACCCTCCGATTAATTATTTCTTCTTTTTTATCTGTTTTACTATAAAATCCAAATACCATAATTTTGTTGTTAATATAATGAATAAAATTTAAATTTCCAAATTTAATCAAATAATTTCGTGTTCAATTTCTATATCTGAAAATCCCCAAGTATCTAGATTTTCTGTTTTTTCTTGGAATGTAACTGCTCTGTGGATATCATTTGCTTTTTTATTAATACCCTCAGCAAATCCACCACCGCCCCATCCTTTAGAACCGTGATTAATATGAAACATTGGTGGATCAAAAATTGCTTTTAAACCAAAACCATGTTTAACGGATTTCTTTTGGACATTAGTATCAGCATATAAAGGATAAATTAAATCTTCTTCAAAACCTTTAATTTCATCCCAAATATGTTTAGGGGCGATTTGAAAATCTCCACAACAGTTAATTAAACTATAATCATCTCCATTAACTGTTTTTTCTTCAACCATTCGTTTTTCAGAATTAACATAAATATGATCTCTTAACTTATCCCATTCTTGATATTTTATTTCACCACCATGGAATTCTTTAATAATATCCCAAGTAACTTCTCTACGACTTAAAGTAATCATAGTATTACCATCACTATCATTAATTATTTTTTCGATATCTTCTCGTTTTGGATGGATAATATCAATATTAGTAGAAACTATATAATCACCTGTTGATCTGCGAATACCTATATTTCTAGCTAATACTTCACAACATAATTGAGCATGCGAATCAAATCTAGTAAGATGAGAGGCAGCTGAAGGAGGAATAACAAAATGTTTAAGATTACCCTTTAACTGGAGATTGTCTTGAATATCCCAAAGAAGACTATGAGTTGGTGAATTCCAATCTACATAGATTACCTCATCATAAGTGTTAATTGCTGAATTAATAGCATATGTTGCTCGTTCATTTAAATGACCGCCGTAGTTATCATTTCTAGATACTATTATTGCTGTTATTTTCATTTTGTAAATTGTTTTCTATAAACATCCCAGAAACATTGAGTAGCTTCAGGTAGGTGATAATAATAATGTTCTAGATCATTTATCAAGTTAAGAGTACCTCGGTAACCAATAATTTCATTTTCTAAGTTAGTTACTAGATCTTGTGGATTACGAGCTTGATAAACACTTGCTTTATTATAAATTACTGAGTTAGGGAAATAATGTTGTACAATATAAGCTCCCCAAATATCATCCATCCTACCAGCATGAGGTAATACAGCATAATAAGGTAATACTTTACGTGCTAAGAATGTATTTTGTGAATTAAATGGTGATATTTCATTAGAACCAAAGGGCTCAAATCTATCAAATTTAGCAACAGGTTTCTTACTTAGACGACATAAAGCATCAATATCAGGATCACCATCCCAGAAATCAGCTTGAATTAATACCTCACGATATACTTTACCTAAGTACTCAATATCATTTTTTCTAGGAACATACTCAATTGGGTAACCACGATGCCAAAGATCATTATGGTTAGTAGGTGAAATAGGATCAAATACATCATATTCTCTATGACTGTAGTTATCAATTTCAATAGTTTGTCCTACAAATACTTCATCACCCCAATTATCATAAGGAATGTTATCATCATCAATTGTAGCTACAACATCAGCACCTTGGTCATAAGCAAATATAAAACCAATATTTCTACGTTGAATACTTCTCCAACCAATAGTTTCACTTAATTCTGGGTAGAATTGTTCTTGTTGTTCTGGAGAGAGATAAACTACATTTCTGTATTTTGATTCAAGTTCTCTATATAGATCATGAGGTGTTTTTGTATCACCTACAATAATAAAAGTCCAATCCTTTTCTTGAGCTATCTTACAAAATCTAAGAGTAGCTAATGTTGGGATATTAATAGTAGTTGTAACTATAAATTTATTCATATTATTTGTATACTTGTTTATTAATCCATTCAAATGTTTTTCTTATACCTTCATAAAGTGGTTGGGTAGGTTCCCATCCCATTTTTTCTTTAAAAAGTTTATTATCTGAGTTTCTACCTCTAACTCCTACAGGACATCTAAATCCATATTTAAGTTGGAATTCTTCACCTTCAATATTTTTAATATATGATCTTTCTTTTTTATTAGCAATTTCAAGAGCCATTTCTGCTAATTGGTTAATTGTAACCATTTCTTCAGAACCAATGTTTACAGGACCTTTAAAATCATCTTGACGCATAAAACGAAGTACTGCTTCTAAACAATCATCAATGTATAGAAAAGAACGTGTTTGTTGACCATCTCCCCATACTTCAATATACTCATCCATTCCTACTTCTGCTGCTTTTCTACACATTGCCGCTGGTGCTTTTTCTTTACCACCAATCCATGTTCCCATAGGACCAAAAATATTATGGAAACGAGCAACTCGAACATCAAGACCATAGTTACGATTAAATGCTAAAAATAAACGTTCACTAAACAATTTTTCCCATCCATATTCTGAGTCTGGGTTAGCTGGGTAAGCTGATGATTCTTCACAGTTTGGATTTTCAGGATCCAATTGGTTGTGTTCAGGATACATACAAGCTGATGAACTATAAAATACACGTTTAACTGATTTTTTAGCTGCTTCATGGGTTACATTTAAATTAATCAAAGCTGAGTTATGCATTACATTTGCATCATTTTCACCTGTAAAAATATAACCAGCACCACCCATATCAGCTGCTAATTGATATACTTCATCAAATGAATTTACATTATCCGATTCTGAGGTTTGGTTTGGTGACATCATTATTCGAGATACTAACATAGGATCTCTTAAATCACCACAAATATATTCATGACAAATGTCTTCATGATTCCAATATTCGTGTTTTTCTTTAATATCTACAATACGAACCCAAAAACCTTCATCTTTGAGTCTTTTGGCTAAGTGGCCTCCTATAAAACCACCACCACCTAATATAAGTGCTTTTTTCATAATAAAATTTTAAAATATTCAACATGTGAGAATTCCAAATCGGGGGCATATTTGTTATATGCTAATTGAGTATCAAAATGGATTGAATGAGGTAATCTAGAGTATAATTCAGGATTACCTACAGGTTTTGTATGGACCATCTTTATAGAATCTATTATAGCTACCTTGTCCGTAGGATTTCCTAATAAATAAGGCCATATACTATCTAACCCCCAAGAAGAATAGTTTACATCAAATGTTTCTTTGAGTTGTAATGCTGTCTTTAAATTCATTAAAGGAGCCATTACTTCAACAAAGTTAGTATACCTCAATAAAGAATCTTCTTGTGGTACTGTTATTTGATGAGAAGCATACCCTAAAAGAGCTGGTTGGCAAATGTATAAATCATACTGCTTAGCTGTCTCAAATAACTTATTTATATCCTCAGTAGTAATCTTTAAATCATCGTCTGGAAACCAAATATACTCGTATTGTGAAAACCATTCTAGATTATCTTCAATAAAAGCTTTAATTAACCACCATTTAAAACCTTTAGAGGCATAAACATGTGGAGTGTCTTTTAAATAAGATCCTGCTTTTTCTAAATTATCTCCGTAATAAAGGAGAACTAAATCAAAGTTAGGTTTACCCTGAATCCACTCTGAGTGAAGAGAATTATCGCCTGCTGGGGATAGTATTAGGTTCATACTTTGTATTTACTTCTGCCGGTTTGTTCAATTTTATCGTACAAATTATTTTGAGCAATTTGTCGATCTATTTGTTTTGGATGCAATATACAAAATAATTCTTCAGTAGGCAAGAAAACATATGTTTTATGTCCTTCAATTTTACTATGAAGTAAACCATCCCACTTTACCCAATCACAGTTTCTATAAAGACGCATTTGCCAGTCTGGGAAGTTGACCCATCCTTTTTCATTAACGTTCCACCTCCATTTATCAATCCATTCTTGGGTAAGTCCCTCTACGGTATTGATTCGAGGCATAATGAATAAATCTATTTCATTATTTTCTTCTAACAAAATAGGAAGCATTTCTAAAAACTCAGGTTTAACTAATTCATCGGCATCAAGTTGAAGAATATAGTCCCCAGTACATTTAGAATTTAAATAGTTTTTCTGGGTGTGGTCGCCATCAAAGGTTCTATACTCAAGTTTAATTAGATCACTAAATTCGTTTAATATTGATTTAGTTCTTTCATCAGTAGAGTAGTCGTCAACGATAACAATCTCGTCTATATCACGTTTATATGTGAGTAATAACGCAAGTAATTCGGCAATATACTCACCTTCATTGTGAGTTAAAATAGCATAACTAATTTTCATCTAAAAATTTATTTAATTTTGAAACATTCATACTTACATTTAAAGGTACTCTAATATCTTCATTGTAAATAGGAGAAACTTTAGGGTTAGTTTTTTTAGCTAAACGATGCATACTTTTAAATTCGGTTCCAACATTAAATAAACCTTTAGCATCTTTTTCAATTAGCTTAATATAATAATCAACAATTACATCTACATAATCAAAATTACCTAAGTGATTTACCCAAGCACCTTTATAAGGAAATGGAGTAGGTTTATGAGTACCCCTTAAAATTAAATAATTTTTTCCTTTAAGTTCAATATAGGCATCTCCTAATAACTTTGTGTAAGCATAATAAGTAGCTTGATGGACTGGGACTTCTTCTTCACTTGGTATACCAATTGAATTAGTATAGACATAGTCTGTAGATATATGAACTAGTTTTTTATTGTGGTTATTACAATAATCTATTAAATCGACTACTGCTTTGTAATTAACATCCCAATGCAATTTTTTATTATCATCATATGTTTTTGTATAAGCAATACAATTGATGATAGTATCATAAGGCAATAATTTATGTGCCCAAGTAATAATATTTGTTAATTCAATACCATCAACAGAGCGGGATAATACATCCCACCCTGTTTGTTTGGCTAATTCTTTACCTAAAATTCCGTTTCCTAGAATTACTGGTTTCATTTAGCAAAGAATTCTTTGATTTTATCGCAGACATAATCTACGTCCTCAATAGTCATTCCGTGGTGTGCTCCTAACAAGAAACCATTTTTCATAATAGTATCTGCATTTTTAAAATCTTGTAGGAACTCTCTATAAGCTGGGTGGCGTGTTACGTTACCAGCAAATGTTACACGAGTTTGAATATTGTTGTTTTCTAAGAATGTAAGTAAATCAAAGCGATGTTCTGTTTGAAACGGAATAGCTAGCCAGTTTGGTTTGATTGAATCGTCTGGGAGAATTAAATCACCTACACCTTGAAGATTTTCAATGTAGCGTTCAATGTTAGCTCTACGGATTTGCTCGAATTTTTCAAAGCGGTGAAGTTGAACCAATCCAAAAGCAGCATTCATTTCACTTGCTTTCATATGATAACCTAGTACTGAGTATAGGAATTTATGATCGTAAGGAATACCATCTACCATGTGGTTAAAGCGATCATCCATGATTTCTGAATCATCACCCAAACGTCCCCAATCACGGTATTGTAGCGCTAAAGTAACGTGTTTTTTATCATTAAACATTACCATACCACCTACTCCACCAGCTGTAATTACGTGTGAGGCATAAAAACTAGTTGTAGCAACATCTGATTCAGGGGTTTCAGTAATTGTATCAGCTGAATCTTCAATTAAGATAATATCAGTTCTACCTAACAATTTGATTTCTTGTTTTAAACGTTTCCAATCTGGTTTATTTCCAATCAAATTAGGTAACATAATTGCTTTTACATCTGGAGTAATAGCAGCTACAACTTGATCAATATCAGCTACATAATCATTTAATCCTACATCTACAAATTTAGGTTTATAACCTAATTGAATAATAGGAGCCAATGTGGTTGAAAATGTACAAGCCGGAGTAATAATTTTACATCCTTTAGGTAAATTCAAAGCGGCAATAGCTAACAAACATGCTGATGAACCTGAGTTAACAAATACACCATATTTTTTACCAAATCGTTTAGCAATTTTTTCTTCAAATTCAACTGATTTAGGACCTTGTCCACCTAACCATCCTGAGCGGAGTGATTCTTCTACTGCTTTAATTTCTTCTTCTCCATAAGATTCAAACTTATAGGGAGCGTACCATATTTTTTTCATAAATTTTATTTTTATTCAGGTAAAACACCAATATAAGAAAGAGCTTCTATAAAATCACGTTCAGGGAACATTTGAAGAGTAGTCATATCCATTCTCCACTCGTAAAATTTTCCTGGTTGGTTTTTAATAGGATATTTTTCTTTTTCCTCTTCAGTAACAGGAACTGCTTTAACAGCTCCCCATCCCCATTGATCTTTAGAGGGACCATTAGCAAATATCATACCTTGGGTAGGAACATTTACTGATGAAGGCATCCAAACGTGACCATCATCATCTTTACCTAATAAATCCTTATACAATTCAGGAAGTATGGAAATTTGTTCTTCAAAAAATGTTTCACCTTCTTTCATTAATGAGTTAGTTTGAAAACCACACCCATAACAAAAATAAGTTTTAATATCTTGATTCACTTCATCAACATAGCAGGCATCTGAGCCACAATGTGCGCATACAATTAGATTATCCATTTTGTTCTACTTTTTTAAGTTTTGGCATTTCGATTTTTTTCAGTGAAGGTAGTTTTAAACTTACTTCTTTAGGAAACTCAGGGATATTATCTGTTAAAATAGTATCAATTTTTTCCTTCATTTTATCCCAACTAAAGTTGGATTTACTATAATATGCTTGGCGTTTTGCTTTGTCAGTATAGTTTTTATAATTTTCAAATACATCCTTAAGGAAGTAACCTACTTGACCATGGTCTGCTGAGAACCATTGAGAATCTTTTAATAGAAACTGATTAGCAGCGCTTTCATGTACATTTGTTAATTGACCTTGAATTAGATTTACAAAATCGGGATTCAAGAAATCCATATGTCCAGACCATCCTGTAGTAATAATTGGCTTTTTAGTCAAACTAAATTCAAGTAGTGGACGACCAAAACCTTCACCTTTAGTTAAACTAACCATAGCTTTTACTTTAGAATGATTATATAATTCATTCATTTCTACATCTGTAAATTCTCCATGTAACAAATAAACATTAGGTACATTTTTAGAGTTTACAGTTTTAAGAATTTGTTTAATCTTTTTAAGAATTTCTTCTCGGTCCATATAAGAGGCACCTACTTGAGAAGTTTTTAAGATAAGTGCTGGTTTGTTTTGTTTGTTTTTAAATACTTCATAAAATGCTTTAACTAACAAACTTACATTCTTTCTATCTTCATTAAAATCACCTGTAATCCAGTGACCTACAAACAAATATGCAAATTTTTCTTTAATTGAATCTAAATTAATAGTTTTAACTTGGTGAGATTCAATAACTTTGTAAATGTCTGTGTTTGCTCCTTCAAACAACACTTCCATAGGTTTAGATAATTCAATTGTACCTTCAAGAACATTTGTTTGTTTGTTTCTTTTTTCATATTTAGAATCTACAAATACTTTTTTAGAATGTTCTGAAGAAACAATGTTAAGATCCATTCTGTTACATCCTTCAATCCATTCAGGTGCACATAAAGTAGTTTCAATACCAGCTGTAAAACCAATATTATATTTTCCTACTGGTTGGAATTCATTAGGTACAGTTACCTGAGCCCAAATTTCTGGTTGTTTAGGAAGTTGATTATTAGGGAGTTGTAGATCTAAAAGAAATTTCCATTCTGGATTATCTTCACAAAATCCAAACGGTGTACCTCCCCAACGTTGGGAAATCAATCTTACATTATATTTATCAGATTCTACAATGGCTTTAATTAAATCTCTTGAACGAGCACCATAGCCACTATAGGTGTCAAAAGGAGAACTTATTACAAATAACGGTTTCATTAATATAACAATTTATGGTTTACAATTCTATCTTCTACTTGATTAACATTAATTAATTCATATTTTTCTCTCGGTTTCCAAGTTTCAAATAGTGTATTAAATGCTTCAATAACTCTTGATGCTTGGTGTTTTGCTGTAAATCCAGCTTCATCACCAATAGCCCATTCACGGCCAGCTAAACCTACTTCTTCACGACCTTCTTTACCTAAATTATAAACAGCCATAATTTGTTCAGCTGCATCTTCTGAGGTGCATCTATCATCCCAAATATAAGGTGTTGGTGGTGAACCAACTAATGAACGATTTGTTGGATATACTGGGAAAGCCCATTTACCGTGTTTTTTATAGGTTCCGTTATGATTTGAAGGGAAATCTGCATCAAAATCAATCCAAGTACCATCTTCAAATTCAAAACGCATTTGATCTTGCATACCACCTGTTACGTTAGCAATAATAGGTAAACCACATAACATAGCTTCCGTTAAACTTAATCCCCAACCTTCATTTGATGTTAACAAAATCTGAGCATCACAGCTGTTATACAATAAATTCATTCCATTAGCATCAAAACGATCTCCAGTATAAATTACATTGTATTGTTCTCCATTTAAAATCAATTCTTGAACTGCTGGGAGATCTGTACCGTGTTCACTTACTAATTCGGTATGAAGTACAAATGCACATTTTTTAGCTTGTTCAATAGACAATTTATCAATAAAGTATCTATAAGCTAACATCGCATCTGGAATTTGTTTGCGGCGAATATTTCTAGAGTTAAAGAACAAAACAAAATCATATTCTTTACCTTGGAATAATTTCTTTTTAAATTCTTTTAATTGTTCATCTTCTTTACTCAAAGGTTTAAAAATATCATTATTCAAACCGTGAGGAACATAACGTAAAATTCTACTTTCCGCTTTATCTCGTAATACAAGTTTATTGATGTTTACTGTTTGTTTTGAAATACCCATCAACAAATCACATGCCTCATAAAATGCTTTATTGTAGTGAGGTGCTGGATAGTCATCCCAAATGTTTAAGTAAGCAATAGGAATGTGTTTACGGATTTCATTTTCAATAGCAAACAACCATGTAAAGTAACGAGGATCAGTAATCAACATAATAGCATCAGGTTGTTCAGCTTTAATTAAGTGACGAACTAATTCTGGAGTACCGTATCCTGTAACTGGATACATAATTACTGAAGAATCATCAATACCTGCATTTACGTTTGTAGATTCTGAAAGATCTAAACGTTTACCTTCTTCTGGGTGTTTTACTGCTCCACCAATGTTTACCCAATTGAAATGATGGGAGGTGTGAATTACAATTTCTCTACCTACTGTTGCAATCCCCGAATGAACTCGGATATCGTCACAAATAAGTAAGATCTTTTTCCTTTGCTCTTTTGGCAAGTGTTCAAAACTATTATTCATGTAACTAAATTTGTTGTTTTTTTAAACGTCTAGGTTGTTGTGATTGTGAATTTTTTTTCTAAAATCGTCATCGGTAAGATACAAATGAATAGCTCGATCAGCAAGCTTTTGTAGGGAAAATTTGTATTTTACGCAAGAGATTTTAAAATTCTCAAACAACTCGCTCTGTACTTTAACAGAGGTTAGTGTCATATCTTTTTTACTCATAGCTTTTATTATTTAATTATCATATATAAATATATAAAGAGATCCTTAAGTTAATCCCTTATCGCAAAGCTCTTTATTATTTTTAAAAGGACAGAACCTACAATTATGTGCTGAAGGTTGTGGGTGATGGTTTCTGGAATTATGAGAACCATCGGCATTAAATACTTCTCCAATAAATTCATTAATAGCATTATATGCTTTATTTAATTTTACTTTACCTGAAGCTGGTTTAAATTCTTGTATTCGTGGGATTGGGAAATCACTATTTTCCCAGATTTTACGTTTTACAATAAAGAATTCTATTTCAATATCATCTACAGGAACGTTAAATTGTTGAGCAAAGAATTTCTTATAAAGAATTAATTGAAATTGTTTTACTTCATCCTTCTTTTCCTTATCACTCCAACCTTTAGTAGAAGTTTTAATATCAAGGATCTTAATCTTATTGAAAGTTTCATTGTATAATACTACGTCTAAATACCCTTTATATAAAATGTTTGGATATTGAGGATTAGGATTAACCATAAGAGGTAACTCACATCCTATTAGATGCCAACCTTTTTTTCCAAAATATCCATTTCGTCTTTTCTTTAAAAAATCTAAAATAGATAAACCATCTTCAAAAAACTCATTCATTTCAATTGAGTTACTAAAATGAGTATTATTATTTGATTTGTAATCTTTTAAATAAGTTTCTCTGAATCGTTCTTCAAAATATTCTTTTAAATCAATCCGGTCTGCTGCAGCACCACTAACCTCGTATATAGTTGTTATATAATGTTGTATTGCCTCATGTAACGCCGTCCCGAAGGTCATGTGAATCGATTGTTCAGACGTGTAATGACCGTCTCTATACTGTAAAGACCATTTGCGAGGGCAACTTTGAAACACAGAAAATTGACTATATGAAACTGCCTTTTCAAAGGCATAATTCATTTCTCGTAAAGGTTGATTTTTAATCTGCTTTACTATTTGTGGTATTTTTTTCTTTTTAGCCAAAACTTAATTGTGTACAAATAAACACTTGTCAATAAAAACAGGATTTAACTCGTGTTTCATATTTTCTACTAATGTTCCATCAGCTGCTGCCTCGTGTTTATTTATTGAATATTTTTTTATAACTTCACTTTTTGTTGCAAATTGGCCCCAATCAATATAACTGTGTTTAATTTTAGGAACAAAATGTCCATAATCTTTTTTATTATGACTATGAACATTGCTATATTTTCCTAAAATCATCTCCCAATATACGAAATTAGCTTCAGGATTCCTAATGATTTCTGAATTGATTTCTTCGAGGAGAATAGGCATAAAGTAATTATCATCATTTGTATGAATAATCCAATCACCTGTTGCTAATTGAGTACCCACTTCTCTACCGTAGTGACCCCAATAACCATATCTTACTTCTGTATTTGTATATTTGAATCTAGAATTACCTATTAGGTCTCCTAAAGCTTTTTCGTGTGAGGGATTTGGACCATCATGTACTAAAATAACTTCCCAATTAGTATAAGTTTGACACCAAATGCTTTGAAGCAAACACTTTAATAAATGTGTCTGCTCCCAGCAAGGTATAACAAAACTAAATTTTATTTTTTCCATTTACCCTTCATTACTAACTGAGCGATAATGCCGTAGTTAGAAATGTCAATAAAACTATCGATCATTGGTTCGTCTTGAACGTAATTACGACCTTTACGCTTTAACATGTTTTTTAAGCGGTTTATTTTGTCATTACAACGCAACCAAATACCAGTCAACGATAGATTAATATCTTCAGCATCTTCAAGTGGTGAACCAAGAGCAATATTACTCAAACCATAATCCATCATTTTTTGAGCAAAAAGTTCGTATTGTTCTTTTTGTGTTTCTTTAAATGCCTCAGCAAGTGTAGGATATGTTTTTTCAAAATCCGTAATTGCTTTTTGAGTTCCAGTATAATCGTAACCTGTATTTTCTGTGATCATAAAACTAAATCTTTTAATAACTTATTTATTTCTTTTTCTTGTACTCCTTGTTCAAACAAAATTGCATGAACACCTTCTTTTCGGAGAATATAAGTATATTCTTCGGCTTCTCCAAGGGAGATAGTAAAATAATTTGCAACGTGTTCTAACACAGTTTGTGGTGTTTTTTTCTTGGAGGATTTGATGTACTTCAGAAACATTTTTTTCTTTGGGATCATGGAACGGTAGGTATTATATATTAGTTTTTTTTCAGTAAGAGGAAATTTTTGCACAACATTTGTGATATCAATATATCCCTCATACATACTCAAAAACCGGTGAACCATGTAAGAATTAAACGATTCTTGTTGATCTTCGGTAAAATCTTCCCAAGATTTTTTATGGTATGTTATCTGATCAAGCCAATCAAATATTTTCATCACTGAACTCGTCTCTTAGTTCTTTAGGAAGCAATTCTACTAATACTTTACCAGTAACTACATCAAAAAAACAGGGAACAGGAATAATTCCATCTTCAGAAGTACCAGTTACAAAACGAGATACTTTACGAAGGATTACACCTTCTTGAAATACAGCATTGCCTTCAGGTGACAATACGGGGCGAGTGTTCTTAATATCAATATTAAGATTCATTTGTTGTTGTTTGCTCATTTTTATATTTTTTATAATCTAAGTAAAATCCTATTGCTACAATAATATTCATACCAAATGACATAAGGATTTCATGTATGTCTTGGTATACATTCATAGTTAAATGAACATGTCCTATCATCCAGAACGGTATGGACAAGTTACTTGATATCCAAGTTAAAAGATATACTATGAAATGTCTCACAATTTTGAGTCTGGTGTTTTAAATAAACGTTTTACTTGTTCTGAGACTGGAATTGGTGTTCCTTCATCGTCTACTCTAACAAATGTCATGTGAGTTTTTAAAACAACTTCTTCATCACCTCTAAACACATTGTATGTTCTAGCTTCTACATTAAAAGTAGCTGATGTTGTTCCTATTTTAGACATACAAGCGTATATTTTAATCAAATTACCTTCTTTAGCTGGTTTTTCGAATACACATTTATCAATAGCTACTGTGATCATATTTTTACTATGGCATTTTTCCATAGCATAAGCAGCAACAGCAGCATCAATCCAACTTAATAGTTTTCCACCAAATAAGTTTCCATGAAACCCTAAATCGAGTTTTTTAACGGGGTGAGTTGAAATTAGATCCATCATTTAAGTAGTTGTGGTTTAGCTAATTCAATCAAACGAGAAATTAAAGCCATGCAATTAATCTCTTTATCAATACGAAATTGTGATTGGTAAGAATATTCGTTTATATAAATAGCTACCATACCTTCATTGCCTGGGGCGAATTCGCTTGATGAATCATATAGAAACTTATATAACTCGTCAAAATCGCTAGAATTTGAATCGGCAATAATTTGTCGAATAGTTCTCCAGTTAGGTGATTTCTGTTGTAATTCTTTTAATACCTGATTCATATAACTATTTGAAACAAGTACTGATTTATCAATTACTATCTTATTATCCTTAACACTCATTTGAAATGTGTTAAGCATTTTACGAAGATCAGGATAAAACTGATTTACAACAATTTTTAAATTATCAATTTCGTATTCAACTTCTTCTTGTTCTAAAATACCAGCTACGTGTTTTGCAATATCAGATTTTGAAGGAGGTACAATTTTAAGTACTTGACAACGTGATTGAAGTGGATCAATAATACGTTCAACAAAATTACAAGTTAAAATAAAACGTGTTGTACGTGAAAATGTTTCAATTATATTTCGGAGCGATGCTTGAGCTTGTATAGTAAGGAAATCAGCCTCGTCCAAGATGATAACTTTGAGCGGCTTAAAAGATGCGACAGACGCGAAACCTTGTACCTTATCTCTAATAGTTTCAATACCACGCTCATCGGAAGCGTTAATATAGAGATAATCGCAATCAAGATTATTAACAATGAGCTTAGCAAGAGTAGTTTTGCCAGTGCCAGCTGGACCATAGAAAATAAAATTTTGAATGTCATTTTGATCTAGATATTGTTGGATTGTTTTTTTGATATTTTCATTTCCAACATACGAATCTAGGTTAGAACTACGATATTTCTCAACCCAAAGTGTATGTGCTTTCTTACTCGAGTTCCCCATAAATGTTATATTTCTTTGGTTCTGGTTCTTTAACTTCTACTTCATTGTTGAAGATACCATAAAGTTTTCCTTGAGCCAAATCTAAACGAAATGCTTGAGGTTTTGTAACTACGGCTTGATAATAAGCTTCTAATGCTTCTGTTAAACCATTTTGAACAGTATTAACATGCATTACTTGCCAACGATCACCAGGAGGGACACGTTGAGCAAATTCAATTAATTTTTCTTGGATTTCTGTTTTCATAACTTTATTTGTTCAATTAGGTAGGGCAGTAGGTTCTCATAACTCCAGTTTACTGTTGTAATTTCATCATGGGTTAAACCGACATACAAATAATTAGTTCCAGGTACAAAGTAAAATTCTTTGATTCTGTAGTTAACTTCTTTAATTTGTACTACTGTGCCTATGAGACCTACTGCGTCCTGCATACTACCTAAATTTAAAACATTCCTCCTATACCACCGAATCCAGGATCAGATTCTTTGGTTTCTTCGGGCTTGTCTACAACTACTGCTTCTGTCAACAAGATAGTACCTGCTACTGAAGCTGCGTTTTCAAGTGCTGTACGAGTTACTTTAGCTGGGTCAATGATACCTTCTTCGTTCATGTTAACAAACTCATCGGTTCTCAAATTATAACCAGTCCAGTAATCAGCTGTTCTAACTTCATTCATTGCATGGTAAATATACTCTTGATCAATACCAGCATTTGAAAGAATTTTCTTAAACGGAGCAGCACATGCTTTGTAAACAATATTAGCACCTACAGTCATACGTTCAATACTTTCACGAGCATGCAACAAAGCAGCCCCACCACCTGGTACGATACCTTCTTCAAGAGCAGCTTTAGTTGCTTGAAGTGCATCATCTACACGGTCTTTCTTCTCACGCATTTCAGATTCGGTAAATCCACCAACGTGTACAATTGCTACACCACCAATAAACTTAGCCAATCGTTCTTGCAACTTTTCCTTTTCATATGGTGAGGTTGATTTTTCGATTTGGGTTTGAAGTTCTTCGATACGATTAGTAATCTTATCTGAATCACCTTTACCATCAACGATAGTTGTAGTGTCTTTACCTACTGTAACTACACGAGCTTCACCAAACCATTCCCAACTGAATTTATCAAGTTTCATACCTTTTTCAGTACTGAATACTTGACCACCAGTCAAAATAGCAATGTCTTCAAGGATCAATTTACGACGGTCTCCGAAATCAGGAGCTTTAACAGCAACAACTTTCAAAATACCACGAGCTTTGTTTACAATCAAAGTAGCAAGTGCTTCACCTTCGATGTCTTCAGCAATAATCAACAATGATTTGTTTTGATTAGATACTGCTTCTAGAATAGGCAACAATTCTTTTACTTGAGTAAATTTCTTGTCAGCAATCAAAATCAAGGTATCCTGAATACTAGTAGTCATTGAATTATTATCTGTTACAAAATAAGGTGATTTGTAACCACGATCAAATTGCATACCCTCTACTGTTTCAAGATATGTTTCACCGTTTTTAGATTCTTCAATGAATACAACACCTTCACGACCTACTTTCTGCATAGCAGTAGCAATCAATTCACCTACTTCAGGGTCATTGTTTGCAGAGATAGTAGCAATTTGTTTAAGCTGGTCTTCGTTTGAAATATCTTGTTTAATTTCAGTGCGAACAGCATCAAGTACTTGCTTTACAGCAGCATCAATTTCACGCTTCAATTGAACTGCATTTCTATCATTACTCAATTCTTTAAGACCTTGAGTTACGATTTCTTGTGCCAACAAAGTTGAAGTTGTAGTACCATCACCGGCATTGTCTGCAGTTTTAATAGCTGCTTGTTTTACCAACTGCACACCCAATTCCTCGATTGGATCTTCTAGTGTAATAGATTTTGCTACTGTTACACCATCTTTTGTACTTTGAGGAATACCCCCATTTGCAATAACCACGTTGCGTCCATTAGGACCAAGGGTTGATGTTACGGCGTTTGCCAATTTATCGATACCCGAAGACAATTTCTTACGTGCATCTGGACCAAATTCGATAATTTTACTCATTTTTATTTATTTACTTTTGCTAAAACTTGATTTTCAGGACCAATCCAGTATTCATTACCTTCATATTCCAGTTTACTAAATCCCATAGTAGGTAGTACTACTATATCACCAACTTTAAGAACAGTTTCAATGTAAGCTCCTGTTACTGACCAGTAACCAGCACCTACTGCTACTACTTCTCCAAGTTTGTTTTTTTCATTTCCCAAATCGGGAACAATAATACCTCCATACGAGGTTTCTTCTGCTTCAACGGGTTTTACAATAACCGCATTATAAATTGCTTCTAGTGCCATATTTAAATTTTAACTTTAACTAATTGATTAATAAGATTTTCTGTTTGTGAATACGTTTCGAGGTAATCTTGAATCGAACCGTAATTTTGTTTATCATCCGTTTTCAAACGAGCAATTACTTTAAGACAATTTCCAAAATTACTGTAATGACCTAGTGACTTGGTATATTCTTTACCAGGTTTGTTGTCTTCAGTATACTTAGTATCTGGAGTAACAGTTTCATAGATAGTGTAACAGTACGAATCCTTACCTATAAAATAAGGTTCAATTTTGGGGTCACGAATGATTGTGAGAGATGAGAATTCTTCTTTAGCCATAACTTTTTATTTCCGTTAATATACGAACTTTTTTTAATATAACCAACCCTAAGGTTTAATTTTTTAATAACTTAATATATGATTATACATATACTACTAGATTTCTTTTGATACTAGATAGTAAATACTTTTTACTGAATCGTTTTCAAATTCTAATTTCATAATACCTTCTAAATTAATACTAATACTACCTCCTACCATATCCTTATTACAATACATAATTTCTTTAATCATATTTGAATTGTAATGTTCTTTAAAGTCATCTGGTAGCTCATTAGTTTGAGCATTGGGGATATAGAATGATACTTTATTAGCATGTTCTACATTACCACCAAATTGCATTTCAATTTGAAATTCACCATCAGCATTTTCGTGTGGTTTAATAACTACTGTTTCACTTTCAGCTAATGCTGATTTTGCTCTAACAATAGCATTAATACTTTCATTATCTAAAGGTGCTTCAATATTCCATTCACCAATATCTCCTAATTCACCGGCTTTAGGGATAATCATTGTATCCGCTAGAGCATAATTAAGAGTAAATTGATTATCAGCAATAATTAATTTAGTAATAAATTTATTAATTTTTTCATATTTCAATTCTAAATAACCACTTGTAATACCAATTAATTTATTTAATTGAGTAGTATTACTAATGGCAATAGTTGAATCTTCAAGAGGCATTCCTTTAAATTCAACACGACCAATCATATCTTTTGTAGGTGCATTAAATTTGATAACCATATTTTCATCATGGATATCCCATTTAACTGCTTCTACCATACCATTTAGGTAGTATTTTGAAATAACTGAAGTTAAATCTAGTTTATTAATCATAACTTATTCGAATATAAAGAATTTATTTATTTTTTTATTAAATACTGGCATACCCCATTTAAGGTCTTGGTATATGCCTTCTAATTTGTTTTTCATAACAGAGTCAAATAATCCATCTCTATCGATATATTTTTCGATAAATTCCATAATTTCTGGAGGATCATTATATCCATTAAAACCAATCACATCGATACGATACGGATTTTCCTTTAGGTATCCAATGTACATTTTATCTCCTATTTGAAATGTTGGGTATTTTTTATCTAATCCTTTAAAACGAAGTAGGTCATTATAGTAGATAGCTGCTTTAGTATTAATAGGACATTTTAAACCTAATTTAGAAAATATTTCACCTGCTGTAGGGCCTGAAGCGATATATTCACTCATTTTCTTTAATCCAGTAGGTTTCATAATTTGTTCCCAACCAACTGTTCTAAGTGATTCTCTAAATTCAAGGACTTGCTTATCAATACTAGCTTTAGAAGTACCAAACATAATTTCATTTAAAATATGTTCACCAAACTTTCTAAATAGTGGAGGGAAATTCGATTTCATCAAATCCAAACCCTTCATATCTAATTCATCTACAGGTACACCTTCTTTATTTACAATATGTTGAGCATATCTACGCTTACCAGCAAAGTAACCTCTATCAAGTACAACCTCTTGTTTTAATTCAAAATAATGTGGTTCGTCAGGGTACTTAACATTAAATAAGTCTTGAACTAAAATATGTAGATTATCGTTTGCTAACTTTTGTACCTCAGTAGCAACTTCAAGTACAGCTTTTACAATAGTATCTTGATCAGCATCTTTTAATTCTGGGTTACGAGATAAAATTAGATCTTTTACTTGAATAAACAATGAGTCTGTGTCTGAAGTGACAATATAATCAACATCTTTGGTATTTAGTTGTTCATTCATCCATTTATTAACAAATTTAATAGACTCTTGAGTTAATCTTTGACCAGTAAGTGTAATAGCTTTACTAATAAATTTATGTCCATCAGTGTATCTCCAACCATTAATAGCAAATACACCATAAACGTCGTTTAATTTAATTTTATACGCGTGTTGACGTTTATTATAAAACTCTCCCATAACCGGGTCTTTATCAACTTTATATGCTTTTTTCATTAACGCCTTATATTCTTGACGTTTAGCAAACCAGTCAGATAAAATTTCACATACAACACTTGATTTATCCTTACGGAATATTACTCCAGGTGCTGAGATTATTAGATTACTTTCTTCTATTAATTCTATAATATCTTTTACTTTAACTTCAGAACGAACTAATGATCTATCTCGTTTTACTTTTTCAATTTCGATTACTTTATTAGGATCCATTGCCTTTAACTCGCGCAAAGACCATTGATTATCGAATTTATCGCGGTTTACAACGCGTCCTACTAATGTTTCAATACCCATATTGAGAGAGCGAATAATTGATGGATATAACGAAGTAAAATCGAGGTCAATAACCCATTCATACAGACCAGGTACCGGATCTTTTAAATAACCTCCAGCATATTCTTCCTTAATTTCTTTAAGTGCAGGATTATATGTAGTAGGTTTATTAGGAGATACAATTCCTTTACGTTTTAGATAAGTTAAAATAGCTCCATCATTCAATACTGTTGAATAATAAATTGACTCGTAAGTTGTATGACATAAATGAGAAATTGTAACTGTTAAATCAATAAACTTAAGTGATTTTTCTAGCTCAACAATAATTTCAACGTCTCGAAGGTTATATTCAATAAATTTTTCTATATCTTCCTGGAATAGTCTGTCAAGTGATCCTTTATAGTCAATTTTACCTAATTTAACATACTTCTCTCCAATATTACCTAACGCATAACTTGGCTCTTGTTTAGTAATAAACTTTTTAAACAAGTTCATGTAATCCAAGTGATTAATACCACCTACAACTACAAATTCAGTCATTGCCCCAGCATCAAACATTACTGTAGGTTTAACTTTACGAATAGGAGATAAGTATTGGGCTAAATCTTCACTTAATACTTTAGAAATACGATAGTATAAATAAGGAATATCAAAGAATTCACTATTCCATCCTGAAATGATAGTAGGATCTAATTTAATCCATAGATCAAGAAATCCGTTAAGTAAGTCTTTTTCAGAAGCATATGGGATAACTTCTTTATTTTCTTCGATTACATCTTTAAATGATTTCTTTTCATCTAATAACAAACAGTAATATTTTTTACTATTGTTATCATATAAAGCTACAGATGTAATTTTACCTTTAGGATCCTTAATGTTTTCGGGGGTAAGTGCTCCAGCAATTTCACACTCGATATCAAGATAAACTAAATTATGATGAGTTGGAGTATCATCTGATTCGTAATAAAAATCTACTAATACTCTAGTATTTTTATCTACATCCTTTTCATAATATTTAGGATCTTTCCAATCAATCTTTTTGATGGGCGATACTCTAGTGCCATCAAGAGTTTCTAGTTCACCGTCAGGATCAGCAACATAGTGGGTTGGTTGGTAATTAAATACCTTCCAACCCCTTTTGTCATCTCTTAAATAGTACTGGTATTCCTCTCTATCGTAGTAGATGGATTGGTACATTATTCAAAAAACTGCTTAAGATTTGGTTTAAAGTAATTAATCGACTTTATGACTTTACGGTCTCTAGTACGATATACAACATACTTGTCACCAACCTGCTCCCAATGACAAAGTTCACCTTGTTCGTTGGAGCGAATTTTAACAGTTTCTTCTGCCTCTTCTTGTGTAGAACAAGCTTTTGATAAATTTGACGCCTGCACTTCCATATAAGCCGGCCAAACTTTATCCTTAAGACCATGAAGCATAGCACCGTTCCCAAGGGATACATAAGTAATGTCGCACAATGCGTCCAAAACTTCAACGATGTCTCCACGTTCGCAAGCTTGTTTATATTCTTCAAGTTCTTCGAGAACGAAGTTATATACAAACTCCCATTCAGCTCGATTGTGTGGTATGGATGGTTCATAGTTGTTGGGTTTATTCATTAAGCTGTTGAACTCTTCAACCTCGCTTACAAAGGGTACGTAATTTTGTTTATCACTCATAACTATTAAATTGAAATATGACCGTTATTAATTTTCAATGAATCAAAGAATTCTTTACGTGCTTGATTGTCGTTTTCCATAAACACACCTGATGCTTTAGTAGTTACCATTGCTGCACCTTGGTGATTAATACCTCGGCAAGATACACAGTTGTGAGTTGCTACTACAGTTACAATTACACCACGATTTGCTTCACATACTTTATCTACTGCTTGGTGAATAGCTGAAGTGAGTTGTTCTTGGATAGCACCTCGACGACCAAAATGTTCTACAATTCGGTTTAGTTTAGACAAACCAATTACTTGACCTTCATTTCCAGCTACATAACCAATATGTACTACACCACGAATTGTTTGGTGGTGATGTGAGCACATTGAAGTAAGCTGAATGTTACGTTCAATGATAATCCCATCATAACCATCTGAAGGGAATGAAGTAATTTCTGTAAAGTTGTTGTAACGACCTTTCCACAAATCATTCACATATGCTTTAGCTACACGACGAGGTGTTTCCATTGAATTAGGGTCGTTTCTCCAATCACATTTTAAGGCATCAAGAAACTGACCAAACGCTTCGGCTGCTTCTTCAATCATTTTGTCTTTTTCCCTATCGGTAAATGGGAAACCAGGTGCAACACCATTAGCATATCCAACAGGAACACACTCAATGTTTTCGTGTTTTTTACGACGCTTATTTTCGATATTTTCCATAACTTAATTTTTATATAATATATTAATCTTCTCTTGGGATTCCAAGAATATGTTTAAGATTTCGTTGGAGACCTTTTTCATTATCTAAACCATAACCTACAAGCCAGGCCTCATCATACAATTCAAATCCATAAATTAAATCAGGATGTTTTGCGCTCCAACGTTTAAATAAAGTAACTGGAGTGATTGATCGAGGATCGTATAATTTAAGATGATTAGTAAGTTCTTTCATTGTTTCTCCTGTATCGTAAATATCATCTACAAGATAAACGTCTTTTCTTGAAATATCAATTTCAATAGATTTAGTAATTTTGACTGTGCTCTGTGTGATTCCCTCGTATGATTTCGCGCGTATAAAGTCTATTTCGCATTCATCCATCCGCTTCACTAAATCCGTAAAGAACATAAATGCGCCGTTTAAAACGCATATAAACACGGGAGGAAAATCGTGTTCTTGTTTTTTAATGTTGTAGGCAATTTCGCCTACTTTGTTTTGTAATTCTAATTCAGTAAATAATACTTGTTTCATTTTATTTCATTCAATTGTTTTAAACCAACATACCTTTTTACTTTACCATTTTCAATGATAACTAGTGTTGGATAAAACTCAACACCACAAAATTTTTCTAATTGTTCTGAATCTGATGATCCTTCTGTAATATTAGAATATAAATAATCTTTTTTAGATTTTACAATTTTTTCAACAATGGGTTTTGCTGTTTGACAAGCTCCACAATGTGATGAGTTAAAAAACAAAATTACATTTTGTTTATTTTCTAAGTTTTCAACCAATAATTTTTTATTCATCTACAATTACATTTAAATTTTTCTAATTCATTTGTAGTAGGAGCTACATTTGGAAAATAGTAACAGCGTTTTGTATTTCCTATTTTAAGTTCTTTATAAAATCCTTTTGGAATAGCAGCGTTTGTAGGAACTCTTTTAGGTACTTTATCAAATTCAACTCTAATATAAACTTCAACATGAGATGTTTGGGCCCAAATACGCTCTTGTATTTCAAGCTTTTTCCAAACACCTCTGTTTAAAGATTGTTGTTGCAATGCTGAATTCATGTAATTAAAGGTTTCCCATAGCATATTTTTATTACAATTTAAAGACGCTGCAGGTGCCATATGACCTTTATCCCATTCATTATTTACATAATCAGCATTGTCTGATGTTTTAATACCAGGTTCTGTGTAAAAATCCATTCCTGCTCGTGATGCTGTTCCATCAGGACAAGCAACCGTGTACCAAATAGCTTTAGGTTGTTCTAATACCTCAGAATAGATGATTGTATAATAAGGAGTATTCCAATGAATACTATCTCTAAGAACTTGTGCAAAAGACGTTACTGATAATAGTAACGAAATAAATAATAAAATACTTTTTCTCATATGAGAATAAATATTAAACTTCGCGCTTAGTATCAAAGGCAATGATGTGTTCACGACCAGTGAAATTATAATAATTTTTAGTACACCAGTCAATTACCATAGGATAAACTCGAATCAATTCTTGGCGGTTATCTCCAGGAGGCATAATCCAAATTTTATTCTTAGGTACTTCTAATTCATCCAAGAATGATTTAATTTCATTCCATGTTTCAGGATCTTCAATTGGGTTGACTACAACTTTCATATGGTAATCAGAATGATATTCCATAGATTTTTTAATAGCATCTTTATTTAAACGTAAGCTATTATGTTTGTCAATCATCTTTTGATCTGTAACCTT